TTAAAATTGGTTTGTTTAAAAAACTTAATTTAATTTAATACAAAAGGAGATAGAAAATGAGTAACTATCAAGCATTGGTGGAAAAGTGGAGCCCTATCTTAGAGCATGCATCTTTTTCCCCTATTACTGATTCTCATAAGAAAGCGGTAACAGCAACAATCCTCGAAAACACAGAGAGAGCTCTGTCAGAAACTGGTGATTTATCAGCAAATATGACAAGCCTTCTTTCAGAAGCAGCACCAACTAACGATGCTGGTACTGGTGGTTTCGGTTCAGCTTCAACAGCTGCAGGACCTACAGCTGGTTATGACCCAATTCTTATTAGTTTGGTACGAAGAGCGGTTCCTAACCTAATCGCATATGACATCTGTGGCGTACAGCCTATGACTGGTCCTACTGGTCTAATCTTTGCTATGAGAGCAAGATACGGTGCACAAAACGGTGATGAAGCATTCTACGCAGAAGCGGATACTGACTTCACAGGTGCTGGCACACACGCTAACACTCTACCTAACGCTAACCCTGCACTAGTAACATCTGGTACTGGACTTGACACAGGTGCTGGTGAAGCACTTGGTGATGGTGTTGGTGCTGGCTACGCAGAAATGGCCTTCTCAATTGAGAAAGTAACTGTTGCTGCTAAGACTAGAGCTCTGAAAGCTGAATACACTACTGAGCTTGCTCAGGATCTACGTGCTGTTCACGGCTTAGACGCTGAAACTGAACTTGCTAACATTCTTCAATCTGAAATCTTAACAGAAATCAACCGTGAAGTTGTTAGAACAATTTACAAGACTGCTGAAGCTGGTGCTCCTGGTACTGCTGCTGCTGGTGTTTTCGACTTGGATGTCGACGCTAACGGTCGTTGGTCTGTAGAGAAGTTCAAGGGACTTATGTTCCAAATCGAGCAAGAAGCAAACGCTATTGCGAAAGGTACTCGTAGAGGGAAAGGTAACATGGTTATCTGTTCTTCAGACGTAGCATCTGCATTGCAAATGGCTGGCGTACTAGACTACGCACCTGCTCTTAACTCTAACACTCTTGAAGTTGATGATACTGGTAATACTTTTGCTGGTGTTCTTAACGGAAGATTCAAAGTGTATATCGATCCATTCGCCGGTGCTAACTACCTAGTAGTTGGTTATAAAGGTTCTAGTGCGTTCGATGCTGGCTTGTTCTACTGCCCATACGTTCCATTGCAAATGGTTCGTGCTGTTGGTGAGAATAGCTTCCAACCAAAAATCGGATTCAAAACTCGATACGGTATGGTTGCTAATCCATTCGCAGAGGGTACTACGCAAGGTGTTGGTGCATTAACCGACAATGCGAACAAGTACTACAGACGAGTTCGTGTAATTAACTTATTCTAAGAATAATAAATTACATTGGTACTTTAAGGGGGATCTTCGGATCCCTCTTTTTTTTTCTTTGGAGTTTGTAAATAATGACTATTGTGTTTTGGGTTATTCTTGTTGTGGGTACTATTAGTGCTACGAATAATACAGTTGAGTTGAATAAGAAATGTAAAGTAGAAGTAGAAGCGGGTGTGTCAGAAACTATTCGCGAATGCAAACAGTATTACTTTGATACTAAAATCAAAAGTGGATGGTAAATCCTGTTTAAATTAGCGATCTGCCTAACGCAGAACCTATTTCTTGGAATTGGTGTATAGGGCCTTCTTGTACACTGATTTTCATTGTCTCAAAGTTCCTTCCTATTATTTTTATATTACCATTTGTTATTATAGATAACATACCAATAGGTGTTTGACAATCTCCATCTATTTCTTTAAGTGCTTGCTTTTCAGCCATAGCCATATACCAAGTATCCCAATGATTTACATTAGATAAAGCAGTTGACATACGATCGTCTATTCTCATTTGTAAAGCAATAACACCTTGACCTGGTGCAGGTAACATATCAGCAGTTCCAAATACTCTTGATATCTTATGTGTTAATCCGAGAGCATCAAGTCCTGCTTTTGCTAAGATTATCGCGTCGTATTCTCCATTCTCTTGCTTATTAATCCTTGTATCTATATTACCTCTTATGGGAACAACTTCAGCATTAGGATATAACTCACGTATCTGCTGGATCCTTCTAGGACTACTTGTGCCTATACTCCTTGGGTTAATATTATTACCTACAAGGCAGTCGTGGTGGTCATTTCTGGGGAGTACACAAGGTATGTGTAAGTGAGCATCGTTATCTCGAGTGAGATCTTTAAATGCGTGGATAGCAATATCTATTTGTTTATCCATTAAGCTTTGTTCTATCTCTTTACAGAACACACCTTTACCACCCATTTCTTCAATGGCAGTAGTAGGGTTTAGATCTCCAGTAGAGTCTATTAATATCGTGTTCGTTTGAAAAGGAATAAGCTTAGTAGCTTGTTCAGTATACGCAAGAGCTAGCTTAGACTTGCGAGTTCCAACAAGTGGTATCATAATATATCCTTTTTGGCACTCCGTAGGAGAGTCGAACTCCTGTTGCCGAGATGAAAACCCGGTGTCCTAACCACTAGACGAACGGAGCAGAGTGAGTTTATTCTTCTTCCGACCATTTGACCAGATGACAGTTGTCACCGGTACCAGTAGTCTTAAGGAATCCTTGGTCAATAAGAGATTCTATAGTTGCAGCTACAATTTCTTTCTTGGATTCTGCCCATTGAGCAAAATATCCAAATACACTAAAAATACTAGCAGTAATTATGAATTCTATTACACCAAAGTCTATTTCCATTATTCATGATCTCCGTATCTAGCTAAGACCTTTTCGATGATTTTTTGCTGAGCCGTTAATTGATCATCTGCATCAATCTCTCTTTCGATCCTAACTCGAACATCATCCTCGTAGTCATCAGCGATAATAAAACCGTTTTCCACTGCCATAGTGAGCACAGCACGATCGTCTAGTTCAACTAACTTACTTAAAGTTGCTTCTAGAACTTCATCGACATCGAGTTTTCCTCTCTTACAATCTTCCATCAAAGACTTTACTATTTCATTATTCACTTTTGATTCCTCCTTAATATACTTATAAAAGTTTAACATTTGCTTACGTAATCCCATCTAAAAGTTCCTCCTTATTGTAACTTTCAAATCCTTGCCACCAGCTAGGTGCTGGTCGCCCCCAGTCCCACTTAGCAAAGGGTTTTGCTGCATGGTAATAGTTTCTATAAGCCTGAACTGCATCTTCATTTTTGCAGTCAGGATACTGGCTCATCGCTTGTGCAAACGGTGTGAGCCCAATGTCTTTTATATTCTTAGGAGGCATACTAAGCATTGCGCCGAGTTTCTGCCATGTAAGATGTGGCTTGTTTCTGCGGTACTCAAATTCATTTGCTAGTCCGCGAAAGTGTTCGTAGTGCCACTCGTAGTTAGTTTTACTTTCCATAGTCCAAGTTGTACACGGATGGAATTTGTGTACTGCCAAATAGTAAAGATCATCTCTTTCGTCGCCAAAAGAGTAATATTGTTGCATCGTTTTACCAGATCGTGATCTTCTTCTTTCTGGTATTCCGTCAAGCATTCGATGTGCTGTTGAAAGCATCTGAGCACTTTCAACAATCATTTTAGGTACGTGTCTGTCACAGCACATTTGTGCAGCGGTGATAGGATCTGAATCTAAAACAAATATGTTCAAATTATTTTACCCACACTTTGTTATACTTAGTAGGCATATTCTCACAAGAGTAAATGTCTTCGTCAGTATAGTTAATTACTGTAACACACTCATCGGTAGAATGTGACACAAGAACATCAGGAATTGCAGCATAAAAGGAAAAACCATATGCAAAAACACAAGTTACAATTACAAATGCACCTACTGTCTTAATAAGACCTTTTATACTATTGCTCATATTCACCTACCTTTTTGAACTTACGTCGTGATTTAGAAAACTGTTTCATTGGTTTGTTAAACACCTTTAGATCTCCACCTGTAGCTTTGTAAGCGTAGAGTTGGCCAAGACCATTGACGTGGTATTCACCGTTGGATACATTCTCAGTACCCCAGTCAGTTACTTCTTGTAAAATCTCAATCATTATGCAGCCTTCCTTGAAAAGTATCTTCCTTTTCCTGAGTAACCAATTTTATTAACAGCTTCTAATGGAGAAGATGATTTAACTTCTGCGAGGTATTCTTCAACAGTGTAGTTTTCAACGATTGCATTAACCCAAGATTTCCAAGGCTTTGAGCCGTACTTGAACCTAGCAATAAATGATGGCTTAACTAGACCGACCCAAGATGGGTGACAGTCAGGATGTACCTCGTTCATTAGAGGTGCATTCTCAAACCCGCCTCTATACATTAAGTACATTCCATCCCAAGTAAATTGGTCTTTATCAAAGTTAGTCATAATCATTTCTCCATTTTTCATAATTTATAAGTATATTATATCATATCAAAAGGTATTTGTCAACCCTTTTTGACATTTATTTTCACTTATTTTAGCAAGCCTTGAGAAGTATTGGAGATACTCTCCAGATGCCACCTTCTGCAGTATCAACTTGAATGTTCTTAATCATTACCTTAGTAACAACACCTT